GTAAACGCCATTTGTCTGGCAATACCCAATACAACTATTTCTTTTTCGTTCATTTCATGCCTTTCACAAGTGCGTTAGTTTTGTCAGCACTAGACTTACTAGAGCCGTAGAAGAAGTTGAATACTGAAGAAATGGCAGTACCCAACAGGAAACCTAAGATGATGTTTGCAAAGTCTCTAGCACCATCTGGCATGGTTATAAAGGTTACGCAAAAGAAGTAAAGAGCAGAAACGCCAGACCAAGCCCATGCAAAGTAGTAAACAAAGTGTTTAGCAACATTGTCAGTTTGATTCAAAGCAGTTTCTTGCATGTGACGAGCAGATGCACGATCTTCATTCTCTAACTTAGCAAACTCTAATTCTGCTTCCTGAAGTTTCTCAGCCGCTTGCGGATCACCTGCGATAGCCTTAGCAACAGCATCAACGGAATCAGAAACGCCAAATTTACTAGCCAAAGCGGAAACAGCCATACCACCCATAGGGCCAGCGACAGCAGTTGCCAACGTGGGTGCGATACCCTTGAGTAAACCGAATAACTCATTCATTTTTCTTCCCTTAGTTCCCGTTTAAGTTTCCGCAACTCTTTCATTTCTTGTTTAAGTTGCGCCCTCATGTATAGAGTCTCTACATATGCCATTGAAGTTACACCAACAATGAGACATATAGCCACACCTATCAGAATCCACCAGACAAGTTTCGTAGTTGCCACATCATCCACCCAAAGATTAAAGATATAAATACCACAGCAATCACTCCACTTGTCATCTCAATACAACGAATCTCTAGTTGCTCTTTACGCCATCTAGCCAACCTAGCCCTTCGTATCATTTCTGACCTAGCCCACGCTTGTTCTACTTCTATTTTTGCGTGCATTTTTAAAAATCTGCTATACAAGTCTTTCAACTCAGCAGGGGCATAAACCATCGCTTCCCTTGTCTGCTCTAGCAACTTCTCCATTTGCAACTCAATCAACGCCCTCTCAATTGCCTTTTTGCTGTTGTTTTGTTCAGGGTTGTAGTTGGTTTTAGACTCTTCTTCTAGTTCGTGATAGTGATTGTTTATTTGTTGTTGTGTATCAAATAACACGCCTAGATTTGCACCAACTTCGCTAATTACCTTTAGTTCCAGTTCCTCATACGATTGTTGTTTTTTAGATACATTCTTCTTGGCTACATTTGGCGCAACTTTGTCGCTTGATGTGATTGTGTCGCTAGTCGGTGCAAATAAGCCTTTAAGCCACGCCCATAGACCTGAGAGTTGGCTGACAATAGCCTTTGCATCGCCAACAGCCCCTTCAATTGCGCTCTTAGCGTTCTCGATTTCCATGCGTCCTTCTTGGAGCATGGCACACCCTGACTTGATGGCAGAGACTGCTCCTTGAGCGAGCATGAGGAGGCTGAAAGGATCAATGGGTCACTCCTATTTAACAGGAAAATCGCTAACGTCAAACTCACCTTTTCCACGTGGGAATAGTTCACTACTTGCATCTGCTCCAACAATATTAGTTATTGGCTCTACAACAAGTTTAGTAAATGCTGTTGGCGATGTAAGTTTGTCTTTTGCTGTTGATAAAAATGTTAATGATCGTGCGCCTTTTGGATCAAGCAATACTTTTGCAAGATTTCTTTGAGAAAGAACTAATCCACCACCAACAATAGCGGCACTACCAAGATTGTCCTTAATGACATTTTGTTGCTCAGGAGAAAGTGCAAAATAGTAGCCAGAGCCAATGGTTGCAAGTTGACCAGCACCAGTAAGCAAAGGTTTCATTGTTTGATAAGGAACACCAGCAACAGCCTTTACATCAACCAAACCAAGTTTTGCCGCATCGTTCATAGCCTTAATTGCTTTATCTTGTGGAGTTCCAGCAAATAATCGGTTATATGTGTTTTGCATTGCCGTGTTTTGCTCTAAGTTTTTAGCAAATTTCAGCATATTCTCAGGTGTGTTAACCATTGCTTCAAGATAACCATAACGCAAAGCATCTATAACTTCAGTTGCTGGTTTTTTCGCCAATGTGCTTGCCGCAGATATTGATTTATAAAGGTCTTTTATAGGAGTTTCATTACCAGACCTAAACAAATATCCGCCTACATCTTCTGGATTTAGTGTCATAGCGTGCATGATTGCATCAGTTTGCAACCCTTGTACGCCTTCACGATATGTTTTTGTTACTGCTTCATACTGTTTAAGAGTTTTAGGATCAAGTGTTGACCTTGCTGAAGTATCCATTGCTTCATCAATTTTTTTAACCAATCCAGTAATAGTGCTAGACGCCCTACTATCTTTTTCTGAAGCGGTAGCAGACGCATACTTGTCACGATTTTCAGCCAACCATCTTGACCTAATATTGTGCATATATTGCATATCAACATTAGGAGGTAGATTCTTAATCTCATTAAGAATAGTTTTCTGTCCAGCAGTCAAAGAGGCTGGTTGAGCCAATTGAGAGCCAGCCCAAGAATTTAATGGGAATGTAGAAATTAAAGATTTTTTATCAGCAAATATGTTGGCATATAAGGGTTCTACGGATTTACTTAAAGCATCTTGTCCTTGCTTAATAAAGTTTTGAAGAATCTCACCAGATGCGTATTGAGAAGATGTGCTACTTCTTAATGCTTGCTCAAACTCAGGGCTTTTTGCCAATGTCTGAAGAATATCTTTAGAACCAGATTGAAGTGCATCACTAATTTCTTGTTGTTTTTGTTTAAAGATGCCATACGTTGCTGGTGTGTAAGTTAATGCTTCTAAATTGGTAAGCGAACTTGATCCTGTTCTTGCTCCCAATGGCAACGAAGAACCTTGTTTTTGTAGAAAAGCATCTGCCGCCTTGTTAGCATCAGGAAAGTCTTTTTCTGAAAAGCCTAGTTTGTCAGCACCAAATCTAAGTACTTTACCTGCACCTTTAAGCACAAGATTTCCACCTAAGTCCCATGCGGCTTCTTCTAAGCCTGCTTGAGTAGCAAGAGATAAAGAAGGCTTTTCCTCTCTCGTATATTGCTCAACAGCCTCACCTATTGTTCCACCAATACCAGCACCTAGCGCACTCCCTGCAATAGTTCCAGCGGGGCCACCCATACTACCAATTGCTCCTCCACCCAATCCACCAATAAGGCCGCCAATCTCTTGTGCCCCAAATGCACCTCTAGGAGCACGATAGTCAGGACTAAGAACTGATTTACTTATTTCTTTTTGGGCAGTAGTGTCTTCAATAGGAATGTCTGTTACATCAAATTCGCCAGCCATATTACAGCCCCAATTCTGATTTAAGTGAATTTATTTGCTGATCTTCTTCTCGTGTCTTGGACTTCTTGCGTCTTACTCCAGCAACCAAGTCTTGTAGTTTAGTAACTTTAGATTGGAACTCAATACGGCTATCTGCCTCATTAAAGTTAATCAATGACTTATTTTTTTCTTTGTATTCTTTTGCTCTATCGTATGTGTACTTATTCTCAGCAAGGTCAACCTTCATCAAGTTAACAAGACGTTGGATAGTTTCAGGTTGTTGCAAAGCATTTGGAGCAGTCTTTTCTAAGCGATCCAATTCTTTTGCGGCAAGAGAGCCAGGGAAATTCTTAACCAATGGGAACACATATCGAGTACCCATAGCCTTAATTAACTGCGTATTAGATGCCGCATCTTTTAAATCACTACCAACTGGTATTCCAAGAGCAGTTAAAGATGTAACTATGCCTTCTTTAGACTCTGCAAATTTACCTGTAAATGCGTTAGATAAAGAATTTTCAAGAACAGCAAGATTACGCTGAGAAGAAGTGCCTGCGGCAACAGATTTTCCAAGATTTTGGAAGTTTTCAGCAGAGAACTTGCCCGTTTCTTCGCCTTCTTTTTTAAGCGCACCAGAAAGTGCCCTTCCCAATAAGCCAAACCCTTCTCCAAGCGTTTCTTCCAGTGACTTACCAGAACCTAATTTTTTCATTCTGGCCGTCAACATGTCATAGGCTTCTTTATCTTTTATAGGATCAAGTGCGGCTCTTTCTTGCATCAACTTTGTAATTTCAGAAGGCGAATATTCTTTTGTAGACTCTTTAAGTCTACTTAAATCATTTGTTAGTTCATATTCTTTGATGCTTTCAGGCGTATATTTACCAGACCGCAATAGTTGTTGTATAGGGTCAGCACCAGCACGTTCACGCAAGTTCTTTGTAATTTGAGACTCACGCAACTCTAGTTCGCTTCCTTTTTGTAAAGCAATCTGTGCGCCTTGAGGATCATTTTTAGCCAGAAGTTCTTTTGCAAGACTCTTAAATCCTTGTGGCGTAGACAAATCAAACTGTTGACCAAGTTCTGCTCTTTGGCTCATTAGTTTCATTGCAGGGTCTTGAACCCCTAACAATCCACCAATAGCACTACCTAGTCCACGGCCTTGTGTATATGCCATTGCATTAACACGCTCATACGGATCAAGTTGAGCAAACTCAATCCCTTGTTTACGAGCAAGTTCTTGTTGATTTTGTTGGTATATCTCAGGAGACACGCCAAATAAATTAGCCACCATTGAATCTTGTGCCATGATTGTTTTCCTTAATCGCCAAATCCAGCGTTACCACCACCATAGGTTGATGCTTGAAGGGATTGAAATTGTTGTGGACTATATTGACCAAGGTTATCCCACCAATTCTTACCTTGTTGCATTAAATAAGCATCTGCCGCAGAACCAAGTGGGCTTTGTGATAAACCAGATAAACCAGATGCCAATGGGCTTAATTGATTAGCAGGTTGTAATGTTTTAGCCGCCGCCAAACCTCCCTGAAGCAATGATTGACCTGCTTGTGCGCCAGCAGTAGCCGTTCTGCCACCCAACTGTGCGCCAATATCCAAGGGGGATTGACCCATTTGTTCAATAGTTCCACCCAAGCCCAATGAAGTTTGGAATGGTGACAATGCGCCAACCTGACCTTGTTGATATTGACCAAGTAACCCCGCACCCTGACCAAACAATCCTGCACCAAAAGCAGTTTGTTGTTGACCAGCCTGTTGAGCCTGAGCCGCCAATTGAAGGTCTTGCATGGCACGAGCATTAGCCAAAGCCGATTGCTCTGGGTTAGCAGATAACAAGCCACCACCTTGAGCCACAGATAAACCTGTGCGACCTGAGTTTGATAATTGGTTTGCCAACAAAGCAGACTCACGCTCACGACTAGGCGCAAGTAAAGCCTGTTGATTAGCCATGTATTGTTCAGCCGCCTGTTGTGGAGACTGAGCCAAATATTGTTGACCAAGATTAAACAATCCACCTGCCGCACCTTGGAGTGGCGCATACTGCTGTGGAGCACCTAAGCCTTGTTGTAACTGTTGTTGTGTCAGACCTTGGAGTTGATTCTGATATGCCTGTAATTCAGGCGATACGTTATAACCAGCACCAGTCAAATAGCCTTCAGGACTAAATTGAAAATTGCTTTGACCATATCGACTTGTTATCCCAACGGGACGAAACTGAGCCGCTTGAGCACCAAGTTGCGCCGCTTGTAGTTGTGATTGAGCCGCAATGTTTGCCGCATCGGTAGTCGCTCGTGCTTGGGTTGAGGCTGGCCCCATTCCAAAAATATCAGCAACTGAACTTACTAGACTTCCCATAATTTATCTCCAACAGTAAATGTAGGCTACTGCCCCATCTTTTGACACAACCTCTTGCATTTTTTCCATACCAATAGTCTTTGCAAATCGATTTAATTTCACATTTTCTTCCTCTATAAATGCCAACAGAGGAATGTTTATTAAGCCACGAACTATCTGCAAATCCTTCAAAAACTCTCGTTTAACCTTTGCCGACCACTTAAACACATCCGTATGAAACCACATTAAGTTATTGAAAAACTCAAAATACATAATGTAGTTATCTTTCATAACGACTGGTGTTTTCAATCATCAATTCCTTACGCTGTGCGTTTCCAACAGTAGACAACTACATAAGGCATCAAGTTAGCATTTGTGCCACTAGAACCAGCAGAGTTAATTGTTGTTGATATATTTGCTGTTGATGAGTTAGTTCCACTTGTACTGACATAAGTAACGCCAGTATTTGTTCCTTGCCAACCAGATGATCCAGAGCCACCCAAACCAGTTATGGAAGAACCACCGCTAATTGATAATGTATGTGTGTGACCAGAATCAGTAGAAGTAGCCGTGTGGGTATGGCTAACAGCAATGGAATCTTTAGAACCGCCTGTATTACCTACTGTGCTGAATGTGGCATCACCACTATCCAAGCCAACCATAACCTTACCTGCACCAAATGCTGTCCAAGTGCCAAAGCCAAGCAATGTTGCAGGGTTAGTGCTTGAAGTGGCATTTGAGTAGACAGAGCCAACAGGGTATAAGGTTTGCAAAACAGCCTGTACAAAGGCAGTAGTCGCTAACTTAGTAGAACTATCGCTAGAAGACTGAGTTACTCCAATTGTTCCAGTAGGCAATGTAGGCGTACCCGTAAAGGTAGGGCTAGACAAGTCTGCCTTGGTTGTAATAGCAGTAGCAATATTATTGAACTCTGTATCAATCTCAGTACCCTTAACAATCTTTAAGGAGTTGCCAGAAGAAAGACTATCCTTACTGGCAAAATTGGTTGCTTTTGTGTAATCTGCGCACATTTTTAATCCCCTTGTTTCATGTAGGCAACAATCATTTCAAGTTCTTCAACTGTTGCATAAGATTTAATTCTGTTGGCTTTCCAAGAAATTATTTGGATGTTGTCAACTGTGTAACCTTTATTTGAGTCAATCCTATCTATGCTTGGGCTATTTTCTCTAAATCCAGAATCTCCAAAAACAAGATCAATACCAAATATAGGACATTTGCCATCAATAGGATAAATAGACTTTATGTCTTCAACTGTTATTTCATGCTCTCTGTTTTTATTTTTTGCTCGTTGTTTTGAGGCATTGATTAGCATTTTTAAACGATATTCAAAGTTTTGTCGTCTTTTTGCTTGATATTTTCTTCCATAATCAAGACTTGTTTCATAGTTTTCTGTTCTACGTTTTGTTTGATAATCTTTATCGCAACTTCTGCATCTGTACTGCAATCCATCTTTGGCACTTACATTTTTAGAAAAATCAGGCAAAAACTTCTCTACCTTGCACATATTGCAAAACTTTGTTGGAGTTTTTAATGCAAGTACACTCATTACAGTTCCTTAATAAATCTTGCCTTCTTTGGCAAATATCTCAATCTTTTGGATGCTCAACGGGAAAGTATTGATGTCTGCCTCATAACCAGTTTGGACAACTTTGCCAGAACCAGTTGGGTAAACACTCAATGTCTGCAAAGTTACACCACCAGAATAGTAGGCAACTGTTGTAGCATTTGCTCCATACTCGGCTATACCATAATATGAAACAGATTGCGTAGGAATTTTAGCCGACTGTGAGTAATAATTACCAGTAAAGTCGTAACCCCATTTGAAAGTTACATACTGATTGCTACCACCAATCACGACAGTCCTAAGTTTCTTCAGAATAGACGTAGCAGAGGGCGTACCAAGATCAGTATGGTTCGTAAAATATTGAAAACGATATATGGCAGTATCATCGTTATAACCAGAATAGGTAGCAAGATAACCACCTTTTCCGATATACAACGTGCCATCTTGTTTGGTCAACAAAGATTTAGGTTCAATCGAGTCCCAAGTTGTAACCCTTGAAGAACCATCTTGCAAAGTACCCTTCATATCAAAGCAGTAAACTGACTTCAATACTGGTAAGGTCAACAAGTAAATGGCTTCTTTACTGTTGTATACAGACTTAATGGTAGGCAAAGACTCACCAGAAATCGCTGTAATCAAGTCGTTACGGACATTCTTAGACAAGTCACGCAAAGGCATGGACTTCTCTTGAATAGTCCGCAAAGCACTACGCACACCTGTGGATGACAAGAAAATCAGGTCTGTACCTGTGTAAGCCAATGAATCCCTAGCCACACAGCCAATTCCTGTGATGACATCTTGTAAAGTCATCGTAGAAGGAGTAGTCGCACCTTGATAAACAAGAATGTTGTTCTTGCCAAAGATAAACAAAAAGCCGTTGTGAGCACCCAAAGCGACAATTACATCGCCACCTTTAGGCCAAACAGTCGTGGTATCTAGCGTTCCTGCCGTACCAGAATTCCATTTGTTTGCCAACTTGGTATCGCACCATTGAACAGTTAACTTGTCTGATGACACGTCGGCTGTCCAAAGCCTTCCATAGGCACTTAAAGCCGTGTTTGCCAACTGAACAGTACCTGCATAGCCAGTTAACTCGCTAACCCGTCTAAAAGTTGTTGTAGACAATGCAGGATCAAACACAAGAGGATCGTATCCTGACTGGAACAGATAAAGTGCGCCAGCCAAGGAAACCATCTGCCAATTGCTTGCAGTAATGGTAGGAGCAGTACCGCCACCACCATAAGTCAATGTCACCAAGGATGAACCGCTTAACTTAAACAACTTATTGTTGCCAGCAAGTATGGTGTATGACGTAGCATCAGAGGTGACTACTTCACCAATTGAGGTAATGTCATTAGTAGACAAGTCTGTATTCAGAGAAGAATTGACTTTTGTCCAGCCTTTTCTAGCCCCAATGCGACCATACTGGTCAATTACACAATTGTTGGCAACAAGCGCAAAGCCACTAGCCAAATCCAAGGACGAATCTTGGGTATTTAGCCCATAGAAGCCTGGGGCTGTAATCGAGTAGGCTTGTACTGCTTCTGCCATTACACCGCCTCAAACGAGTCGTTTTCAGGCGATCTAGCCAATTCCAAGGAAATCAGATCAGATAGGCAAGACTTATACAAGGCATAAGCCTCTGAACTAGTCAGACCGCCATCCTCACCACGCTCAACTAATGCTCTAGCAAATGCACCCAAAACAATAGGTTCTCTCGCCAACAGGGTTGTAGATGTGTCTGTCGTGAAGTCAGCCTCTGGAACTATCAGACTAAATCGAATGTTATACACAGCATCAGGAACAGGCCAAAAGTTGACCTTCATATCGCCATTTGAGTTTACGCCTTGCATTGTGTAATACATGGGCAAACCACTTGTGGGCGTTGGCGTTGTGTAGTAGAACGAGTCGTAATTTGTGTGGGATAGAGGTTGCATTTGGTAAAAACTAGTGGTGTTTATCACATCCATAGTCTTAAACCGCACCCCTGCGCCCGTAATAACATACCCTTGAGACTGACCAGCAACAGTAGGAACAGTTATAGGCGTATTAAAAGCATCCCAATCATAGGCATCAGACACCTGACGTTTGGCATCATTGATGTACTTGCCAACAAGGTTAGAGACTGTGTTTTCGGCAACAGTAGTAACTTCTGGTTCACGCATACGAACCAAAACATCGTTAACCAAATCTAGATAGGTAGGTAATGCCATTACTTCTTCCCTTTATTTCTCGCAGAAATCGCTTTTGCTTTTGCCTTTGCGTCAGCCTTGGAGGAAGCCCCCCATGCCTTAAGAGAAAGAAGCAGTCTTGTCGGTTCACCATTCTTGTACTCAGGGCCATTTGCATTACCCATGCGAGCCAAGAAACTTGCCCTACGGGGATTATCCCCTGATTTAACTGGAGGTTTTAAGTCTCCACCAGTTGTCGCATTATATGATGCTCTGCCCTTTTCGTTCAACCCTCCTTTAGGGTTTTTACCTTCGGAGCGTTGCCAAGCAGGAGTTTTCATCACTTCACCTTAATAGCCTGATTTCTTTTTAGGTTTGCTCATGCCAGCCTCAGATAAGGCGATAGCAACGGCTTGCTTTTGAGACTTGACCACAGGGCCTTTCTTAGAGCCTGAGTGCAGTTTGCCAGCCTTGTACTCTTTCATTACCTTGCCGACTTTAGCCATCTTAGGTGCTTTCATTTTCATGCTAATTCCTTAGTTAAGTTCAGTTACAGTAACAGTTGAGGTAGTGATAGCCGCATCTTTGATAAATGCAATCTTTTGACCAGGCGTGACTTTAACAATCTCTGACTGATTTACGCCAATCATAGGAGAAGTAGTTGTTGACGCTGTTGGGCTAGAGCCAATAGCAAAATGGCAATGTCCTTGGGCGCAAGCAATACGAATCATTGTTGTATTTGCACCAAAAGCGGTCATCTGAACACTACTTGTGGTGACTGTTGCCACTTGGGTAGTTCCCATTGAAGGAACGCCAAAAGCAACTTGGTTTGGGTCTAATTGAAAGGTACTCATTACTTTTCCTTACTGAAGGGTTAGTTGATATAGGGTGTTTTGATACAAAGCAACGATTTCATCAATCTTGTTTTGCAAAGCAGACTCAGTACGGGGAACGATCTGTTGGCGGTTTGCCTCAATCCATTCCATTTCCTGACGCAAGACTTCTGAGACAGTACCCTTGTACTTGTTGTTCACATAAGGAATGTCTAAGCGAATGGCATAACGACCCATAAACTGTTGGGCAAAGTCATCTGCCAACGGAATAATTGCGTTATAGAACTCATTTAGAGTATTGTGTTCGGCAAAAGATAGGGTTTTTAGGTGGATTCTGTGGGCTATATCTCTAGCCAAGAATAGCATCCCAACAAACTCACCTGCCGTGTTGTTCATTCCTACAAATTTATTGTCCGTTGCCATCTTCATTCCTTAGTTATTGGGCCACCAGATTTCCAAGCATCACAGGTGCGTTTTGCGGCACAAGTAAAGTGGAAAAGTTCACAAAATCCTAGATTTGCCGCATCGATAAACTGTTGATCGTAGGACAACTCTTTTTCAGAAGTATTCATTGCCTCTAAACCACCCTTGATGCACTCCATCATCTTTGGAGTTTGGATAAATGCGGCACAGTTGCCACAACGCATATCCATAATATCTTTGGTAGGGGCTTTATACATCTTGGCTTTCTTCAGCCAAAACGCATGATTAGGGTCATTTGGGTTAGGAGGGCCATATCCATACTCTTTGAAAGCATGGTTTCTGTTCTTCAGATTGGTAGAAACATCCTGAGTTGCCACAGGACAAACCGACCCTGACAACATTCCTTGTTTCATCTTAAGAACTTTCCACCCAAAAAGGTAATAAAACCACCAATAATTGATGCTATTGTCATGCCCATCCAAAATCCACCCTTGGATTTGTTTGCAAGTTCAAGCAAAGCACGAACATCTTTACCCAACTGATGAACTTCAGCCTGTAAAGACTCAACCTGAGCCTCTAGTTTGCCAAAATCTCTAGCATCAATGTCACTCATAATTGTTCCTTACGGGGTCTTCCCATAGGTTTCTTCAATGTGATTGTGTGCCTTGTTCCGTCTTCTTTGACATCCTCAACAACAATTGAGATATCCACAAATTCATACTCGTGGTGACGTTTCATCTCATCAATGTCATGTTGCGCTGTAAATTCAATCACAGTTCCGCTACGTTTACATTTGAACAAAGCCATTTAAATTCCTAAAGTAGAAAAGGGGGACTAGCCCCCTTCCCTTATACGATCAAACGACCGACAACAATGCGGATTTTGGCAGAAGCCAAGTCCACAGTAGAACCAGACTCGTTTTGAATACGCAAAGAAACCACACCTGCGGCACTTACATATCCTGTAACAGTCAAACCAGCCTCGTCAACAGCAAAAGAGCAACCAAGAACCATATCGCCCAAGGCAACGCCTGGGACAGCAACAGTATCGGTTTCTCCTGCGGCATCAACTAAAGAGCCAGCGTCTAGGGTTGCAGTAACAACCCATGTATCACTAAAGATTCCACGAAATTGATCGTTTCCTCTGCGTGAGGTAATAGCGGAAGCGGCGGCCATATTTTTCTCCTAATTAAGTTAAAAAAGTCCCCCCACCATTTAGGCAGGGGGCGCAACTGCAATTAGGCTGGAACTGCCAAAGCAAATGCTGATGAAGACTTAGCCGCACCAACAGAAGCCGCTGTACGCAATGCCTGAACGCCATACAGAGTGTCAGAAGTGAACAATGTACCGAGGTACTCTTGTTTGTACTGAGTCTGCGCACGAACTGCTTGCTGTTCCACAAGAACCATAGACTCTTTGTGACCCATCAAAGCGATGCGGTCAGTCTGAGTGTTGCCATAGCCTGTATCAGCGTTAGAAGTAACAAACACGGGGATGCCGTACAAGTTACCGATTTCGCCATTGCGGATTGCATCGCCATTACCAACAAAAGCCTGCTCGGTATAACGGGCAAGACCCATCAATGTATTGCGGCTTGAGGGTGGGATGATGAAGAAACGACCATCCATAGGAGTGTCATTGTCATCAAGGCGTTGGATAGTGCGGCGAATAGCGGCATCAGTCAAAGCAGAAGCGTTTGAAGATGTGCTGTTGTAAGCAGTAGTACCATCACCACCGATAAAGGCTTTAGTGGTTGTATTAGAAGTTGCGTAGTCATCAGTACCAACTGTTGCACCATTAAAGGCACGACCCAATTGAACCAAATCTGTATCAACTTGTTTAGCCAAAGCGTAACCTGCGTCACCTGTGTAGAAGTTACGGAGGCTGTTCAATGCCTGTGCTTCTACGATGTCTTCGATCAAGCGGCTGTACTCATAGTGCTTGTTGATAGACACTTGGACTTCTGATTCGGTGTTAACGATCAGGGTAACTGCGTTTGTTGCGCCTTTAGCAGAAGCAGAACCACGAACAGGTGCTGGAATGTGAACTGTGTCACCTTTCTTGCCCTTGAAGTTCATCTTCATAA